CCTGATACCTTTCCAGGTCCGCCTTCATGGAGTCCATTTGGGCTCTCATGCTTTCCATCTCTCGGCGCTGCTCCTTAATCTCGCCGCGCTCCGCTAGGTTGCGCTTTTCCGCTGCCTTAATCGCAGACCAAGACCGGTCGAAATGGTCCGGTTCTTTGGGTTCCTCTGGCGGGGTTGGCGCCTCCTCTGCTGGAGATGCCTCTGTGGCGGTCCCACTCGCCTCGCTGGTTTCGGGGGTAGCTTCCGGTGCTGGTGCTTCTGCTCCTGCCTCAGTTACGGACTCTAAGATTTCTGCTAAATTTGGCTCACTCATGGTTTTCCTCTACATTAAGCCAGGCGGTAAAGCCCCTGGCGGTATATCTCCTGGGGGTGCCGGTTCCATTGGCAGACCCTCTGCCCCTGGGGGCGCCCCCATTGCTTCAGGTGGTAATCCCATTGCATCCGGTGGCAGGCCTTCTGCTCCCGGCGGCATAGGTGGTGGCGCTTCCGCCAAGGCTTGTAAGTCATCAACCTGTACAATCCATCGGCGTAACAACTCAACTCTATCTGTAGGAGTGTTGTCCACTTCTGCCCTTAACAAGGCTAGAGTCGCTCTTTGACGCGCTAGGTCCAGGTTCATCATTGGGTCAGGCGCCCTAAACTCCCCATCTTTCAAGATGCGCTCAATGAATTTGTCCACGATGTCGAGTGGAGCGTTGATAAGGGATCTAATCTTGTCCAAGTCAGGGATGTCGAGCAAGTGAACCGACATCGACGCAAACTCGGGGCTTACCTGGGCCAACTCTCGGAGTGCTGCAATCTTACCGGCGGGTGTCCCCTCAAGGTATCCAACGGGAGCACACTGCATAGTGTACATATCCTTGCTGATAGAGACTTCCTTAAAGTTGATTTGCTCAACCGCTTTATCACCAGCCGCCAACACCTTAATGGCGCCGCCGCCTTTCTTGGTAATCTTTCTAGCGGTTTCGTTCATTTGTTCCGCAACTGCTAAGTGGAAGCGCTCCCAGTTCTGACCTACGTGCATGAATCGCTTTGAGCCAATATCGTTGTAGGTACGGAGAGCTTGGCCACTGTTTAGCCCTGCTGGCTTAATCGAGGTTGCGGCCATTTCCGAAAGCCCCACCTGCTGGAACGCTCTACTGTAGAGAGTGTCTAGATATTGGAGAAACATCGGGTTAACCGGAGTTGGTGCCAATAACGTAGGTGGCGCGTCCCGGTAAGTATTCATGGCCCATACCTTGTTGGTAATAGAGCCGTTGGGTACGCCTGACCCCTTCTTCATCCACATCTGCCCAGCGGATACAGTGAAGTGGTCTTGAATCTTTTTAGCAATGTAATTGATTTCAACCTGAATACTCGAAAGCTCTTCCGCGATCCCAGAGCCCCAAAACCCCAAGGGAGACTTTTGCCAACGGAAAATAGCGAATGGGAAGTTGTCTCTCTCCCAAGGCTCGTCCACCAATGTCTCATTGGAGATGCAGATAACATGGCGCCCGTCTTTCGCTCCAGGGGTAGAGGGCAGATGCCATGCCTCAACACAGCTAATCATGTCCGTAACGCCGTAGTCGGTAACGTGGTCATCGTTTCTTATGACGGCTGCATCTTCGATTTTGTCTTTATGTTGCGGCCAAATGCTTGCGGCTACCTCCCGAACAATTTCCTTATGCTGGTAGATGCTGCGAGGATCTCCCATCATGGACTCTTGGTCATCAACCAAAATCTCATTCGGGAAAACTCTTTCGGCGTGAATCTTGTTACCGTACTCATAAATCTTTTCGATTCCGGTTCCGAAGATTGCCGCATCTCTAAAGATGTCCAGACTCATGGCATACTGGTCTGTGGCGTAAAACTGGCCGTTAATAAACTTTCCTAAAGACTCAGCCCTTTGTCGCAAAGTGAAATCGCCACCAATAGTGAGATACTCCGGGCGCGGGCGGTTTGTCGCAATATGAGCCACGGCGGCGTCGACAACTGAACGAATAACATTTAGCCGCAACCTGTCGCCCGGACTACTTAAAGCGTATGCTCTAGCGTTTAATCCTTGGGCCAGTTTGTTAGAATACAGGCGTAAGTGATGGAGGTTCGCCTCTCTTTGGTAAACCTGGTTCTCATCTAAGTGTTCAACAATTTCAAAAATAGAACGGAATACATCCGACTTATTAAGCCACCAGTGTTTTCGGTCGTCACCAAAAAACATACGAGCCTCCTTTTAACTAGAGTAATACATCATATCTTCATGCTCTTTTTGCTCTTGAGCTTCGTTTTTCTTCCGCTTCTCATCTTGTTCTTCCAGTGTCGAGTTGATGTACGAGTTCAGTTCATTCTGATTATACATCTTATCGGCCAATTCAAGGTCTTCGGGGGTTACTGCCACCGGGGCAAATTCCGCCTCGACCCCTTCAACCTTTATCTTCATCACGTTATTCTCGCGTGCCCATTTAAGCACTTCCATAATTGTTTTATGAGTCATTGAGTAGCGCCTCTTCTTCTTTTTGCTCTTCTAGAAGTGTTTGAATCGATTCTGGGATACTTAATATATCAATTTCGACTCTAAATCGTCGCATATGTTTAGGCCGTTGGCTATCCCCTGGAGGGTTGCCATCCCTAAGCGAGTAGTGGTTCACGTTGTCTTCAGGGAACCAAAGGTGCTTAACACCCCAATTAGGCTGCATCCCTTGCTTAACTTCCTCGATGTACCGGTCCACGGATGTCTTAATCACCCGCATTCGGACCACATCAATCTCCCACTGGCTGAGAGGAACGTACTCTCCTGGCTGGGCACATCGACGCTTTTTCTTTGTCGAGGGCGTGGACGCCTCTTGCTTTTCAGAGTAATCGGATACAATCCCATCGACTACGTGTGGCGCATCCCGAAAGTCAATCTTGTCGGGGTCCGCCATATCTGTCCCGATTAGCTCTTCGGGAAGCCCTTTCATGTTGTCGGGCATTTTCCTAAATCGGTGCTTGTGCCCTTTTACTTCTCGCTTATTTCCCTTAGCGTCGAAGATATATCTAGCCATTGGTTTTCCTTTTTGCTGCGGAGGCTAACGCCTTAAGCATCTTTTTTTTCTTTTTGTACTTCGGGTCCTTCTCTTCTTTTTCCCACCGCTTCGCCATTTCCGGCTGATTAGCATGCATCCATCGTCTCTGTGCTTCTGACTTAAAGGGCATAGTATCTCCGTCTCTTTGGGCAATATAACACTAAATTTTTATCTGTCCCACCATTCGTCAGGAGAATTAATCTCTTGCAGTTCTTGCTCCAGCATCCTGTCGCATATCCAATTGCTATAACCTTCTTCGCCTGGCTTAGGTGGGTCAATCCTAACATCAGATATCCATCTTGCCAAAGCCCTAGCGACCGCAGGCGCGTAGTCACAGTGTCTTTTATCTGCCGTCTCTGGGAAGATAATAGAAATCCCACTTTGAGTCACACGTCTTTTCACTAATCGCAGGTCTTTTACCAGGTACTGGTCGGGCGGTATTTCCACGTTCCCCTGCTGGAACTGGCTCTGGAGCTCCATGAACAAATCTGTCTTATTCTGCCTTGTCCATGGCTCGATAACCAGCTCTAGCCCATGTGCCTCCGCCAAATCCTTTAATGCGTCCGCTGCGTACTGGTCTGTAATCGCCCAAGAGATACCGTACTTAAAACAAGCTGCTGCGGCCTCCCTCAGCACCTCGCGGGGGCGGAGAGGTTCCATTGCCGTACCCTGCCACTGTTGAGTGTAGGCTATTATTTTTTTATTGCCTTTGCGCGTAGCTATCACTAAGGTCCACGCGTTAGCCCTGGTTCCGGGGTCCATCGATGCGATGTACTCTTGGTTTTCCGCCGGGGCTAGCACCATCTCTTCCCTGGTGGATGAGTCAAGATACTGGCTCAATAAGCTTTCTTCGATATCCACAAACTCAGCTAGAACATCAGTCCGATAGGCCGTAGGGTCTGCTTTCTTTAGGCGCTCGCATCTTTCGTCGGTCCACCAGTATGGATTTAGCAGGGGACCCGGTGCCTTAATCACCACTCTTTCTCGATTGGGGTCCCCCATGTGCTCCTGTACCATATTGTATACAGGACCCATTGGAGCCCATGGGGACCCGATCATGGTGATGCAGGCACCAGGGAGAAGACGCCCAACCACCGCCGCTCGTGAATCATCCAAGTTAATAACCGCAGAATCCTGGCCAGCCATACGAGGAGCTTCGTCAAACGTAACCCCGGCAGACCAACGAGCAACCAGCGAAGCCCCTGCCCTTTTCCCAGAAACAACCTTAATCTCAACCGGGCGCCCAGTGGGGTGGCGGAGAACAATGGCATCGGCTCCCGGTCGGCCATTATCCAACCATTTCTTGGCCGATTTCTGGTCATATATTAAACGGGTCAGGGAGGGGCTCGCAAGGATAGAACCCATAAGGTGGTTCAATACAACGTGCGCTAAATCCTTATTCAAAGAGACAATAGAGTACCGGGGGATCTCCCCAGCCCTTAAATGGTCAACATCACAAGTCTGGCTAGCCCAGATAGCAATAGCCGCCGACATAAAAGACTTAGCGGTACGGATACCGGACAACACAACCAACTCCCTCGGAGCCTCACCTAAGTGAAACTTCCTTAGCTGCTCCCAGGAGATACCAAGAGCCTGCGCCACATCCTTGTTCTTGGACAGGTGCCCCAGGGGCTTTCCGTCAGCAATCCTAAAGATAGCACGCTGCAAGGGGGTGGCAGTCTCTAAACCCATCCCCTCCTTAGCTGTGATTAAATCCTCAAGGCTGGCAAAGTTTTTACCACCGAACCTTTTCAGGTACTCCTTAAGGATTTGGTCGTCCGAGTATTTAGCCATCCTACTCCCACTCCTGCAAAAAGTGCCAACTCACGCAACCTAACCCTCCACCTTCGTTCGCTCTTCAAAATAGGGTCTATTCATCTCCCACATATGCTCAAAACCCTCGTCCTTCATCATTTCTTTCCCTGATTTTAAAAGAAACAAGGCGGAGGTTACATTGTCGAAAACATTAATGGCCTCTAAATCGTAATCCCCCTCGAAAGACCCGATCTCGAAACGGTCCATTGGGATATTATCGCTATTCGCCTCTAAGGTAAGAAGGCAGAGGTCGGCGGGGTCGTCAGGGGGGAGGCAGGAGAGCTTGACGGGCGGGTTTAGCTGCATACATCCTACGAGGTCGTTTACGAATCTGCACAGCCGGCTTATTTCCTTATTTGCGAGGTCTAGCCGCTCTTCGATAGTACCTTTTCTCATATCAACCCTCTACCTTAGCGGCCTTCTCCCGAAGCACCTGCATTTCTTTTTTAAGTTCTTTCAACAATGATTCAAGCTGCTTAACTCGTTCATCGATTGTCTTTGTGTTAAGTCTCACTCCGCTGCCTCCATCTCTGCCTTAGTGCGACGCTTCCGCTTCTTAGGCGCGGCGGGGGGAGGAGAGTCTTTGACCGGGGCTTCGCCGAGTACAGCATTTAAGTCCTCGGGGTTCACAGGGGTAACCGTCCGAACACAGTGAATCGGGATAAACTCTGATTGCTTACCATCCCTATGAACCATCACGCCGTGGGGAAAGTGGTAATCAATCTTAACGTTCCCCTTCACCCCAGCGGTGAACCGCTTCATGTGCATCCCGCAAACGTGGAAGTAGTCAATAGTATCAAAACATTTTAAACTAATAGGCATTTTATCTCCTTAAGACTTTGGAAGTTTCGAGGGCTCGTACCTGAGAGCTCTCGGGTATTTTTTATTTAGCTTCTCACAGACTCGGGTCCAGTGAGTGAAGACGATAGGCTTGGATGTGTTGGTGGCGTGCTCCACTAGCCGAATGGCCACCAGGGCGTGGCGGAAAGCCTGCTTAACGAATACGTAATGAATAAGGTTCTTTCTTCCGAAGCAGCCCCAGCCGAAGATAAAGTCCTCATCCTCTGGGTCGCAGGCAATGAAGAACCTCGTCTCCCCCCTGGCCTTAATCTCCTCGACCCTTTTTCCCATGGCCTGGAAAAAATTTGGGGTAGGGACCCAAGGCATTGTTTCCTTGAAGGAACGCTTCCAGGAGTCGTAGATGTAGTTCCAGTCGCCATCCTGCGGGGGTCTGAGCTTGATAGGGAGATTGGTCCTATTATGTAGGACCACGTTATTTTTTGATCCTGGGAGATTTTGAGGGCTATATACCCCTTTTACCGCCCCCTCCCCCCTATTGGCACACCCCCCCATTCTTTTCTTCAATGATATCAACAACTTAGGA